AAAATGTCATATAAAACATTAGACCCTCAAGATTTCTTAGTTAGTGCTGATAGTATAACTGCTCCATGTTGGACTAATTACGTCTCCCCATTAACAGCAATGTATACATCTTCTGTTCAAGTAGCTGGAACATCTGGTAACTACTATTTAAATATATATAGTACCAACCCATCTACAGACACATCAGCTGAAATACAATTTAACATAGCTTACGGTAATATAAACGGATCAGGATCATTACTATATGACGCTGGTATAAATGGATTATCACCTTCAAGAACAGTCTATGGACAATTCCGTAATTTAATTTATGGAGATGAGAATACTCAATTTTCATTCTCTTCAGTTACTCCTACCCAACAAGATTTTTATGCTATTACAGTTGATAGAGCAAGATTCAAAGAATCATTATTCCCAGGATCATTAAACTTAACATTATATTCTGCTTCTAAACAAATTAATCTAACCGATAATAGTTTAGATACTACAACTGTCACTTATTGTGATGCTGGTAGAGTATATCAAATTGTATCTGGGAGTAATGGAACAGCTGTATCAACAGCAAATAGTGCTTTAGGAGCAGTAAGTAATGGTATGACAATCTCAGGCTCATATGGTCTATTTTTACCAGACATTGGAACTATTATTTTAAACGCCCCAGTCTTAGATTTACAATTTGCTAGTGGAGGTATTTCTTTAAATACAGTAAGAACATCAAACGTAAACGCTGCTAACCCAATTCGTTTATATTCTACAAGCTCAGCCAAAATAGGATTAACTACAGGTTCATTTACAAGTAGTTTTTCATTAAACAGTAATGAAACAATAACTTCTGATTTTGTATTTTGTAGAGCAAGAAACGCTGAATTTAATTACACTGAAAACCCAAGCTTCATATCAGGTAGCACAGGAGCTGTTTTATATGATTTATTTATCAATAGCCCAACTACTTATATTACAACCGTAGGTTTATATAATGATTCAAATGAATTGTTAGCAGTAGCTAAATTATCAAAACCACTTAAGAAAGACTTTACAAAAGAGGCATTAGTACGTGTTAAATTAGATTTTTAATGAATGAGTGCTTTCAAACAATTTCTAAGCACGGATATCATTGTATCTCCGTTAGTTGTTAACAAAAGTTTTTCTTTTGAAGGCACTGCGTCTTTAATTAATAATGGAATTATTGGATTAACAGGAATAAATTATAATAAAAGTTCTTCACAATTTAATATTTCTGCTTCATCAAACCCTTCAATCACTTCTTCAATAACTGTAGGAGGATTATATAACTCTATAAAACAGTTATATTACACTAATTACATTCCTAATCCAATTAGTGGTTCTCCTTATATCACTAATTACTTAGGGCAAGTAGTAGAAGATGATTCATTAACTAATGTTTATAGTAGGTTTTATAACTATGAATCCACAACATTATTCCAAACTAATTCAATTGGATATACTTCTAACTATGGATTTAGTAGGTATTTTGATTTAGCTGGTTTTGTTATGTTATCCATACCTAGAGATTTATTTGGAGATTATATAAACCCAAATACTTTTTATATAAAAGTAGAAGGATCAACCCCTGGAAATATCTCAATAGTTACAGACAATGGAGAAGGAATATTAATATCAGGATCACAACCAGCAGGTATTATAAACTATAGTCATGGTACTGTAATATTTCCATCTAATTTTGGACCAAGTATAGACGATGGCTTTTTTGATACCAATAATATTACTTGTAGCTTCCAAAGTTCAAGAACAATATATGAGACACAATATAAATGTACTATTAGACCTGAAGAATTTAACTTTAGTTTAAACCCATCATTAATATCAGGTTCTACAGAAGGTACAGTTTATAATTTTGTAACAGGTTCATATTTTAGTCCATATGTTACAACAGTAGGTTTCTATAATGAAGCACAAGAATTATTAATGGTAGCTAAATTAGGTCAACCTCTTCCAACAAGTCGAACAACTGATACAACAATATTAGTTAATATAGATAAATAAGATTATGGTAAATTGGTTATATAAAGGTAAAAAAGTTGAAAACATAGAAGATTTTGGTGAACATACTCCATTTGGGTTTGTTTATCTTATTTCTAATACAGTTGATGGTAGAATATATATTGGAAAAAAATTCTTACAACATAAAAAGACTAAAAAGTTAGGTAAAAAAGCCATGGCTGAACAAACTGGTCCTGGTCGTAAGAAAACTAAAGAAGTTTCATACGCTGAGTCAGATTGGCAAACATATTGGGGCAGTTGTAAACCATTACTAGAAGATGTAGCACGTTTAGGTGAAGATAAATTCTATAGAGAAATACTAGATATAGCATGGACATCAAAACATCTATCATATCTTGAAGCTAAATACCAATTCACAACTAGCTGTTTAGAAACAAACAGTTACAATGATAACATACAAGGACGATATTTTAAGAAAGATTTGGCTAATCCACATCTGATTGATATATTGTAAGTATGGTAAATCAAGCTTTAGTAGCAACAATAAATTCTGTTTTAGGTACTGGTAAGTCTACCTCTAAAGGTAACTTTGCTTACCATTGTCCATTTTGTAATCATCACAAACCTAAACTTGAAATTAATTTATCTGAAAATGAAAAAGGTGAACATCCATGGCACTGTTGGGTTTGTGATAAAAGAGGTAAAAGTCTAGTTAAACTATTTAAAGTAATAGAGGCTACTGCTGAAAAAATAAATGAATTAAAGTCATTAGTAAAATACACATCAGGTGTAGAAACAGTAGTAGTTGAGAAAAAAGTAGAATTACCTAAAGAATTTAAACCACTATCAACCCAATATAGTAGCATCGCATATAAGCACGCAATCAGCTATTTAAAACGCAGACAAGTAACACCTAACGACATTATTAAATACAATATAGGTTATTGTGAATCTGGTAAGTATAACAACTGTATTGTAATACCATCATATGACAAAGATGGAATCTTAAATTATTTTACAGCTAGAAGTTTTGATAAAAACTCATCTATAAAATATAAAAACCCAGATGTATCTCGTGATATAATACCATTTGAGTTGTTTATTAACTGGAATATACCAATTATATTATGTGAGGGACCATTTGACGCATTAGCTATTAAACGCAATGTTATCCCACTGTTAGGTAAAAATATTCAACAAAACTTAAGAAAAAAATTAGTTACTTCTAAAGTACAAAAAATATATATAGCATTAGATAAAGATGCTATTAAACAAGCTCTGTCATTTTGTGAAGAGCTAATCAATGAAGGTAAAGAGGTATATTTGGTAGATATGCAAGATAAAGATCCTGGTGAAATGGGATTCGAAAATTTTACAAATCTAATCCAACAAACCATTCCATTAACATTCTCAAGTTTATTTGAGAAAAAACTCCAATTAGTATGAGCAAAATAAAACACTCGTATAAGCGTATATTAGAAATTTCTGATGACCATAAACAAATAACACTACCAGATTCTAGGTATTATAGAAGAAATAGTGATTATTATCCATCTGTTACTTATGTGTTAGGAACATATCCTAAAGGTAAACATTTTGAAGATTGGTTAAAGAAAGTAGGTTACGCCTCAGAGTACATTGTTAAAAAAGCAGCTGAAGATGGTACTCAAGTTCATGAAATGATTGAAGAATACTTAAACGGTGAAGAATTAACATTTTTAAGTTCATATGGTGTACCACAGTATAATCCTGAAGTATGGATTATGTTCTTACGTTTTGTAGACTTTTGGGAAACATATAAACCTAAATTAATTGAGACTGAAGTACACTTATTTTCAGATGAATTAAAAGTAGCTGGTACATGTGATCTAGTTTGTGAAATTGATGGTAAGTTATGGATTATTGATTTTAAAACATCTAATCATCTACAAACAGTATATGAATTACAAACAGCTGTTTATAAACAATGTTACAAAGAATGTTATGGTCTAGAAGCTGATCATGCAGCTATGTTATGGTTAAAATCATCTAAACGTAAAGCTAATAAAGAGAAAATGCAAGGTAAGGGATGGGAAATAGCTGAATCAGAACGTACATTTGAAGAAAATTTAGAAATATTCAAGACTGTACGTAAGTTATTTGATCTTGAAAATCCTAAGTCCGCACCTGTATTTGAGTCGTTTAGAACTACCGCAAAACGAGAAGACTTGTAATATTTATGATAAAAGGTTTGGCTATGCCAAATCTCTTTATTATATTTAGCAAGATGATAAAACTAACTGACTTACTAAAAGAAGTACAAAACAAACCAAAAGCTATAATAATGGCTGGAGGAGCATCAGTAGGTAAATCAACAATCCTAAAAACAATTGATTCTCAATTAAAAGGATTTGAAAACTTAAATGCAGACAAATATGTAGAAGATAAAGATTCACCAATGTTTGGTAATTTATCTGCTGCCTCATCTCAAATAAGAAAACAAGACTTACCTAACGCTATAGCAGCTAAACGTAATTTAATTTACGACACTACAGCATCTAATCTATCTACACTTCAACCAACATTAGATATGTTAAACGAAGGTGGATATGATATAATGATGATAATGGTTTATGCTCACCCAATAGTATCATTTTTAAGAAACTACAAACGTGAACGTAAAGTACCAGCTGCTGGTGTTTTAGGTACTTGGGCTAATGTTTATAATTTATTAGATGAGTATAAAAATATATTTGGAGATAATTTTATTTTAGTAAACACACCATCAGGTCCAGAAGAAGAAGCAGAAATTGCTAATTTTGAAAAAGCATATCAAGATGGTACTCTAAAAGAATATTTTGATAACTTATTATCATCAGGTCAATTTGTTTCATCATTTAGAAAAGATGATACTGAATTATCACCTGAAGAAAAAGCTAAACGAGAGAAATCAAGAGAAAAAACAAAACAACAACTTTATCAAAACATTGATAAAATAGCTAATACTTACGGGGATATTCAATCTAAATTAAATCCTATAGATAGTAAACAATTACCTACTGTTGTTAATAATTTTATTAAATGAACTCATTAGTTAAATCACTTATATTACCATTTTTAACTGAAGTTGATTCTTTAGGTGAAGGATCAACTGTAGGTTTATTTGGAGGTGGGTTTCAACCACCTACTAAGGGTCATCTTGAAGTAGTTAAAAAAGCTATAGAAAAATACAATCCAAACAAATTTATTATATTTGTTGGGACAGGGGGTGGAAGGTCAGATATCACTCAAGATCAATCATTAGCTATTTGGAATATCTATAAAAATTATCTACCTGATAATGTTGAAATTGCAGCCTCACCTAACCCAGTATCTTCAATTTACAGATACGCTAAAGAACATCCATTTGAAGATGTTAAATGGTTTTTAGGATCTAGACAAGGTAATGACCAAGATTTTCAAGATTTTTATAAACGCTCTAAAGCAGCTAGTACTCGTGACAATTTAGAAGCAATCAATATTGTTACTACTAATGATGTTAGTGGTACTAAAGCTAGACAAGTACTAACAGATAAAGAAGCATTATCTAACTACTTACCAACTGAGTTATCAGATAGCGAAAGAGAAGAAGTATACAGTATACTTAATCCAATGTCTGAAGGTGAAGAAATAACAACTTGGGTTAATGAGGTTGTACCTGAACCTGAAATTGATGATATAGATGATTATGCTGATGATGTTTTAGACCCAATTGATATTGATATACCACCTCATTTTATTGATAGAGTTAATGATAAACGTAATCGTCCTGAAATTGAGACAGATGAATTATATGATTTCTTTGATAAACTATCAGATGAAAAAGATGAATTAGCTGATTTATTAGACCAAGGAGAGGTAGTAGCGACAGACTCAGATACTGACATTAATATTCCATTAACTAAAGATATTAGAAAAAGTCAATTACGTGATAAAGTAGTAGCGGTAGCTAAAACTATAA